AACGAACATTGGACAAGCGCATCGGTGTGGCTTACGCTTGGAAAGCGGAAGACATCGAGCTTTGGATGGAACATTGGAGCAGTGAGATTAGCAATCCCATCTTACTTAGCATGGACGTCGTTCGGTTCGACGCGAGTGTGAGTCTCGAAGCACATGATTACAAGATTAAGATGTATCGAGATGCTAAGATGGGTCGTGAAGCTCTACGCCTGTTAAAGACCGAGCGTGTTGTACGTGGTCGCACTTTTGGAGGAATTAAGTACTCAGTGCGTGCCACACAACCCAGCGGTCGCCAGGAAACCAGCGGTGGCAATAGCCAGATCTCGCACGCCATATTTCATATGGCACTTTGCAAGATGCTGGCCAACGTTGATCTGACGAAGAAGAATCGCCAGTACTGGGAGAATTTTGCTGCACTTCTCATGAGTGATGATAGTGTATGCCTCCTAGATCCAACGTGTTGGCAAGGCCAACTTGCCATCCTCATTGAAACTTTCAATGAGGCTGGATTTGACGTAACCTGGAATGCCACAGAGTACCTCCCCGCAGCTGAATTTCTCAGCTCGAGGTGGTGGCCGGATGGCATGGGTGGATACAATTTCGCCCCTAAGCCGTTCAGGCAACTTGCCAAGTTGTTCTGGACGTGTGACTCCAGTGTCACTGATCCTTTGGTGCAGGCACGCGCCATTGCGCTGTCAACTGCACATCTTGTTGGTATGCCTGTGCTCGGCAAAGCCATCAAGAAAGTGCTTGAGTTGACTATCGAACTCGGAGATGTGCCCCATGAGGATTACCTCAGGTATCACCCTAGCTCAGGCGTTGAATGGGAAAGCGCCGCCTATGCTATGTGTGAGATTTACGGCATCACAATAAGTGAAATTAGGGCATTGGAAGAGTTGATCGACAAGATTGACCACCTCCCCGCGACGATTGATTCTGCTATTTTGAATCGTTGCGTTGCCATTGATGCGGGACTTATGAGCACCGCGCTGCAAATTGCACCTCCTCCCGAGATCTGCGAAGAAGTTGAGAACTACGCCAATTATACCCGAACTGAGCCCCCTGTGAAATTACCATGGTGGAGTCCGCTGAAGTGGCTTGCCGGTTTTGCAAGCACTGTTTTGACAGTGCGCAATCCTGTAAAAGCCGCAATCGGACAAGCGCTTGGTTCGGTGCACCCTGTGCCCCCGTATCAAATAGGAGTTGGAATGCCCTATAAGAACGAGCGACCCGCACCTGGTGCAGATGGCGTCCTTGCATATAGTGGTGGTCCTGTTGTCACCCCGCAAGGAGTAGTCGTCCCTGATGACTGGCCGTTGACTGATAGCAACGCCCAAGAATTCATCAATGCCAACTTCGTTCACTGGGTCAACCACACCGTTGTCGGAACTGCCTGGTGGGCCGCATTCGAAGAATGTTGGACTGCCGGATTCACTAATTTGATGCTTAGGCTCATTGGTGATCAGGAAGACACATGGCATAGGCTGGCGCGTGAGATCGCATACATTATACCTCCTTTTACCATCGCTTATGTGGAGATGACGTACGTCCATGGACGTAAAGCGTCGTTCCTTGCCCATGGCCTGCTCTATCTTGCCCGCCGATTTGGTGGTGTCAGCTGGAGTATCCCGGTGCACGTGCTTAACAACGTGCTCGCCCATATGTACATGTCTTGGTTGGCATCGTACGAGGGCCTCCGTGGTGCTATGGGCAGCGTGAACAACGCACCCACCCACCCATAAGTTAGCAACTTTCCCGCACACGTGATGGAATCACTTACTTCTTTCACTCCCACACAGATAATCAACCAACCCCACGACCCTAAGTTAATTGACAAGGGCAGGAAGATTATTAATTCGGACCTCATTACTGATGATGGCCGCAAGTGGCTTACAAAGGCTCTTGACCCGTTTCATGATACGCAATTGCGCCCTGTTGGATATCCCGACCTTGATTTATCCTCATCGGTTGTCCAAGAGATCAATTTGTCCATGACGCTTTCCAAACCTGCCGCTGCAGTCACCGGTACATGGGACGCCCATGTGTTTTCGCTGCCGGACTTTTCTAGCCCGCAACATGACCCCGGGTTTAATGCCCTTGACCCCGTTCGTTACAACTTCAAAACGGGAGGCTACACTGGCGTTGCCGGGACTTCCATCCCTATGGCAGGCGTCGTTGGCCTTACCGGTGTGTCCGGTAGTCAATGGTTTCCGACTCTTAATACCCTCCAAACGGCTGGTATTGAAGCTCAAAACCTTCAGGTTGGTCCCAACATCACTGACAAATGTCGAGTTGTTGGTGCCGCCTTTGAAGTGATCAATACTACCGCCCCAATCAATCAACAAGGTCTTGTCACTGCTTACAGATTGCCGCAACTCGACAGTGAAGTTGTGCTCACTACGTCCACCAAGGATAGTGCGTCCAACGATGTCTTTACGCCTTGGAATATCAATCAATATGCCATGCCACCTGTCAACGTGGCAGAGGCTTTGATACTCCCTGCTAGTAAGCAATGGCATGCATCTCGTGGATGCTACAGTGTCATTTTGATGAACAACTTGGCAAATCCTGCGAGTGGTGTCAGCAATAAAGGTAGAATATACCTCCAAAACAATACTGTTTACAGTATGGTTGTTGGCGGTGATTACAACACCGGCGGCATCATCTCGCACAACGTCTTTATACCTGGATCCTCCATTCCAACCCTTTCGGGGTGCATGCACAGTCCTTATAATACTAGTGGCTGCATCCTCACTGGGCTGTCATTGGAGACAACGCTCCAGGTCAATGTGAAATACTTAATCGAGGTTTTCCCTGGACCTCGAAGTCCATTCACGACGTTGGCCGAAGCATCACCAACATATGATCCTGAAGCATTGCGCCTTTACAGTCAGCTCGTCAACCACCTCCCTGTTGGTGTGCCTGTTGACGAGAACCCTGACGGTGAATGGTTTGAGACCATTCTAGGCACTCTTGGTTCACTCGCTGAAATGGCCGGGTTCTTACACCCCGCATTTGGCCTACTCGGGCGAGGTCTGAAAATTGCTTCTAGCGTCGCACCACGTGTGGTCGGCGCCATTCAAGGTCAGCGTAAGTTGAAAAAGCAAGTCTCAAAGACCGACGGGAAGAGCAAACTGAAGAAGAAAATGAAATAACGTGTACGGTGTACATACTTGTATAGGTAATCACGCAGGAAAGGACAAAATCAACAAAAACATTTAATATAGCAGAAATTAAAAAAAAAAAATCCATCTTTTCCAAATAATCCTCACTGCGTGTGTGATGAGAGAG